TTCCTACGTTTAGCTGCTTTACTTCCTTTTTTAACTTTACCTGTTACAGCACCTTTTAATTTACTACCGGGATTATCGCGTCTATATTTAGCAATACCCTTTTTAGTCATACCTGCACCAGATTTAGTTGGTCTTTTGTGACCGCCCTTAATAGTATGTCCCTTCATAGATCCTTTTTTCTTATCGTCTTTTTTTGCCATAGGACTTCTCCTTACGTGGTGCTAATAGTTTCTTAGCGTCTTTTCCGGTACTTCGAGTAGTGGTGCCACAGGCACATTTAAATTTACTTTTCATTATTTTACTTCCTTCTTGGTCTAATAGCTAAGGGCGCACAAGCTAACAAAAGTAAAGCACCCGGACCCGGTACGTCAGCAGCAGTTAGATTGTCAACNTGAGACTTTACAGAGTTTANNGTCTCTAACCACGCTACTAAGCTGTCTAAGGTTTCTTTACCAAAGACAGCACCAATACCAATAACAATACACATTAAAATAAAAACCTTTTTGTTTAATTTTTCAATTTTTAATTCTTTGCTTTTATTTGCTTTTTGACATTGATTCAATTCGTGTTGTAAATGATCTGCTTCTTTTTTATTACAGTACTCGCAAATTTCTTTATGTTGGTTCATTTACGGCCTCTGTTTCTAGCACGATTACGAGAGGCTCTTTCTTTGACCATTCGACCCGACTTAGTGTGAGACATATCTTTACCATCACCGTTACCGTAAGTACCTGCCTTACGGTTAGCAGCATTTAATCTAGCCCGATACTTTTTACGAGCAGGAGTACTATGATAAGCTGTATTATACTTATTTTTCTTAGCTTTAGATTGTGGATTTCTATCATAATAATATTTAGAATTCTTTTTACCTGATGGCATAGTATCTCCTTAAATGCCCACCTTGGATTTTACCCCAAGGTGGGTCTGACTGGCCCTGCTGGTAAGTTCAACAGAACCAAGATAGCGAAGCTTAGGTGCCGAACTTAAACGGCGGATCTAAGTTCATTTTATCTACGGTAGACTCAATGCCTTCCATATCTAATTCATCGCGGTGATCTACAATTACCCGGCACACCACTTGGTATAAACCGGGGGTGCATTTTGATGGGTCATCAAGATCTTCCGATAACCTACTTACTAATTTATTTTTTAAAGTTGAGATATCACTCATGTTATTCCTTAGACTGATGCGACAAACACTTCTAAGTCAACGTCAGCAGTATCTGCCTGAGCGTTAAAGGTGTCAATAACGGACCACGAAGCCCAAGCTGAACCATTGGTTTTAGCGTCAATATCATCATTATAGATACAGAAAGTCTGTCCTGCTTCTAACTTGATGTAGGCAGTATCACCGCCTGTGTTAATTAAACCAAGGGTGACAAAGTTAGTGTTATCTTTATTCGTAATACGAACATATCGAATATTAGTTTTGATAAAAGCTCCTGCTCCCGCAGTAGTACCCAAAGTTAAAAGAGTTCTAGCAGCGGCGGTATCGATAGTAACAATCCTATGACTAATTTCATTAATCGAAGCGATTGTTAACGTGTTAGTAACACCTCGGTCAACTCCATTAAGAGTAATAGCTTCGGTGTGAGTTACAGTAAGTGTGGCTGGTGTAATTGTAGATGACATGTTTTACCTTCCGCTTTTAGCGTTTCTTAATCGTCGATTGCTACCGGCAGCAAGAACTTTCTTTTTAGTTTTCTTTTTACCGGGCATTTTAGTAGCCCGCATTTTAGCAACGGCTTTTTTTGCTTTTGCTAATTTCTTTTTTTCTGCTTCAGTTAATTTAGCCATATCTATTTGCTCCTTGTACGATAGGCGACCCGTGAGGGACTTTAGTTTTATAGGTGTGACTAGCGTCTAAAGAAGATAACATATCAAACTTACGAGCTAAACCACCTTCAATTTTTTCAATTTCAGATAAAAACGAGTTGTCATTGGTAGATGAAATAAGATAATGAAATTCATAAAAATTCGTATTAGTTGCATAGAAATTATAACCAGCAGAATTTTCTCTAACACCTATAGAAATTTGATTTTCTCTTGCAGTGCTAGTTAAAGTAATGTCTTCAATGGTGTCAGTACTTACTGTAGTTTTGTCTGTCCCGTTTACTCTAACAAACGATGTACCGCTACTATTTTCAGTTCCTGCTACAATTATGTAATATTCTCTATCGCTTGGTATAGCGCCAGCGTAGGTAATACCTGTAACACTACCGCTAGATCCTTTAGTATACAATTTAACACCTTGAGGGTAACTGCTTCCGTCTAATTCAACTCTAAAATGATTAGTTTTATTATTTTCTTTCATACACAACAAACATTTAGTACCAGCAGTAGGGGATGATTTAATTACAAATACTACAGCAAAGTTATTAGCTGATACATCTACATTAAAAGCATCTCCTACATCGGCATATAAAGCAACAGGTACTTCAGGTGCAGTAGTAGATCCAGCTACATTAAAGAAAGAAAAATAATTATTTGAGGCATCTGCTGAAAGAGTAGGCTCATCGCCAGAAACTGTACCAAAATCATGTCCATTGTCTGACCAATCAGACCAAAGCTCAAGAAATGCAGTACCATTAGTAGGTTTTTGCATATTCTCAGAAATTAGCGCGGCTTTACAAGAGGCAATTTCACACTGGTCTGATGAAAACACACCGCCGGTTTTAAAACTCCATTCTCTATCCCAAGGTTGAGGAACAACCCAATTAACAGTTGAAGCTTTTAATGTTCCTTCTCGTAAGGATAAAATATATTCTTCACTGCCTCGGCCTAAAATAGAAGTTCTATTCTGTTTTAAAGAACACTTCTTTTCATTTTCATTTGTAATCCCTCTGTTTTCAGCGTTAATTGGTCCATCAATAGTTAAACGCATTAGACCATTATCACTGTAAGAGGTATGGGGTTTTCTTCCCGACGTTGGCATCTAACACCTCACTTTTTCTTTTTCTTTTTCTTAATCATTGCTGCACCTCTACCCGGATTTTGTTTTACAGCAATTACCTTCTTTTTTTTCTTTTTCATCGCTTTTTTCATTCCTCGTGCCATTGTAAAATCTCCTTTGTTTTACATAGTCTTTAAATTCTTTGGAGGTATTAACGTAATATCCTCCTTTTTCTAATAATTCTGAATATTTATTAACTTTACTTAAACGTTGTATAAATACCCAGCCATAATCTTCATCGCTAAGATAACCCCAATCTTCTTCTGTTTGATTAGGGTCTTCGCAATCATCTTTAGGGTCAAAACACATTACATACAAATCTTTTTTATGTAACTCTTTGTTGAACTCTTGTTCCCATTTATCAAGGTTATCCCACTCTTGGAAAATAACAGCTATTAAATCATAATCATCAGACCAATTAGTTATTTCTTCAATAACTTTTTCTTCTTGTCCTAAAACAGTTTTAACTTTGTTTTCCATCCACGCTTTTTTTGCAAAGGGACACGGAGGCATATTGTTAAAATGCAAACTGGGTTTATCTAAATAATTAATAATCCAGTTTTCTATTTCTTTTTGTATTACGTTTAAATTTATTATCCTTCTCCAATAGTTCCATCAGCATTAGTGTTAAGTGCTTCAGTCATTTCCTGAAATTTAGCGGTCTGTCCATCACGGACAGCCTTAACTGCTCCAATTGAGCCAGCACCCATAATGGTGCCTAAAATCATATACTCAGCGGTTTGCATACCGCGTTCGTCTTTTAAAAAATTTTTGATTTTATTAATCATCTTTTCTTCTTTCGATTTCTCTAATTCTATATTCGTGATCTTCTGTTCGACGAAATATAGTCTTTAACTGTTCCGTCAAACTAGCAAGTTGCACGTTCATTTTCCATAACATTCCTATAATACCAGAACCAATTAATAGCTCTACGACAGGAATAACATCCATGACAGGCATAGTTATCTCCTTGAACTGACAGCAGACTGCCCAAAATAAAAACCAATAATAGCAATCAGGGCTGTACGCAACTCAGTAACAAGAAGAAATCCTTTGACTTCATGAAACTGTTCCGTAAATAATCCAAAGATACCACCAAACTCACCTTCGACCCACGTAGGAATACCAAAGAAGGAGAGAATAAAGGGCGCACCAACCATTGCGAATAAAACAGTAATAACAATGAATCGCCGTACCCACGTACCACCTGCACCGCCCCGTGCCTCCGCACGGTCAGCAGAGTCATCAGCAGCAGCTTGGGTCTTAATAGCCAACTCAGCAAGAGCCGACTGTCGTTCTACCATAGAACCAATTAATTTAAAGATAAAACCGGAGAGACCTCCGCCGATAAGGGACAGCAATTCTATAGGCATGGTTTAACCCTCCCAAACAGTCTTACCAAAGACCTTCAGTGCTTCCCAAAATCCTTTAAAAAAATTAATAAAGGTTTTGTAAATAGCCTTCATAGTGGGCCTCATTTCTTCTTCTTTAAATAAGTTTTATAAGCAATAACCAAAGCTAATCTTTCAGCTTGAGTATCAGGCGTATAATCTAACACAGAACCGCCAGTAAAGTCAGTCTTGCTCATTTCAGTAGTCGTGTTAATACCAGCACTAAAAGTAATAGCGGTATTACCCGACGAACCTTTATCAGCCTGCGTTAAAGTAAGAACCTTATCGGATCTAGATACGGTAATTGTACCGTTATGTCCGTTAGCATGTTCAATAGCCTGCTCAAGGTTATCGACTAAACCAGCAGCGGTAGTTTCTCCTGAAATCTGGACAACAATGTTACCGCTATCCGTAGCTCCAGTTGCTTTACCACCGCCGTTAAAAAACTTGTAAATTTTAGACGTACCCACGCCGTCAATAATAGTAATTGTCTGAGCATCTAATGCTGCTGGAATACCGCTGGTGTTTAAGATACCAGTAATGGTAGCAGTAGCTGAAACATCTGAAGTAGACTGACCGACAGTATTATCAATTACAGCTTTAGCTCCAGCATGAGCAATCGCTGCTGCGACTAGTTTATCTGAGTTAGACCAAGTTTTTTCTGCTAATGCTCCGGTAGTTGGTGCGAGGTCAATAGACATTATCCACCTTCTTTCTTTTTATACCCCATCATTTTGTTAAGGGCTTCTCTTCGTTTTTGACAAGGAGAACATGGCTTAACCAAACCCCCCGTGGCTTTATTAATAACATTTTTAACTGTATCTCCTAGACCCCTAGAGGGACCATCATAATCTTTACACTCCACGCAATTATCTTCAGTTGGCTTACCACCAAATTTATTAATTGTACAGATGCGTTGATCTTCTAAAGTAGCTAAATGAATACAAGACATATGTTCTCCTTAAGAAACTGAGGTACAAGTACTGTCAATATCGCAGCACGTACACTCATCTACAACCGGAATCCATGAAAGATCAACCGGATAATTATCAGAGTCTACAAAATAATGGTCTCTAATATTTAAGCAACCATCGCTACACTCAGCTTCTGTGTTAGAAATCCAAGAATATGTACCTCCCCCTGAGTCATAAGAAATAACTGTAAGGGATTCATCTTGGTTAGTTCTAGCATCTCTAGAACCTGACCGTGTGCATTTAAACGACTCATATTTACAAATATCATGATAGTAATTTTTAGTATTAGCAAAACTAAGTTTCATACCGCCTACATTAGGAATACCATATCTAAGTAAGTTACCACTAGACAATGCTTCAATAGACGAAACGAAAGAACTATGCGCTGCTGACGGGAACTGGAAGGGGTCGGATTCACCCGAACAAGTACCATTAGTGGTATCATAACACGCATCTTTATTATCAGCAGTTTTAAATACACTGCCTTGAACAAAGGTTTTACAAATAGTAGGCGTAGTAGCTGTAATTCTATCTGCTGAATCAGTACCAAAAATAGCGATTTGTTTTGAGGTAGGTGAATCTGCTAACCATTGAGTAGAAGACCCGTAAGGGTTAAGATTAGAAATGTTTTCAGCAGAAGTCCTACCAACTGAAGGCGAAGACCTGTAATGAACAACAGGTCCAAAAGAAGATCCTGTTGTATTATAAGGATCTGTCAGTAAGGCAGTATTATTATAATCATTCTTAACCTGCCTAAGTCCTTGAATTTTTACTCCATGTGATCCTCTCCAGAAATAGGAGTTATTATTCACAGCAAAGTTAGACCCACTAAACCCATCCTTACGTGTACCAAAGTCAATAGAACTAGGGTAAAGAGTTTCTAATAACAACGCGCTAGTACTAAGGTTGTGGAATACAGAATCTTTAATAAACAAGTTTTGAACCTGTTTACGCCCATAGTGTAAATACTTCGTTGATAGAGACGAAACAGCACCGTCACTAAGAGGGAACAGTGGTCCTTCTGGAGTGTTCTTACAAGCATCCGTTGATAAATCAGTAGACAGACAATATTTACTTACATCAGAAGCAACAACAAAATTATCGAAGTAAAGATGGTTAATAGCATTATGCCCAAAGATCTGGTGTGAGTTAGCTTTCTCATCTAAATGAAAATCTTTAAACAAGAAGTTTCTAAACGTCCAACAACCAAAGTTATTTTTATGACCTGCTACGCCGCTAAATGAACCATTGTATGACCCTAAGATATCTCTAATAGTAAGAGAAGGACCGGGCATATTAATGATTCTAGAGTGACAGTTATCAACTTTAATGTTAATCATCATTCTGTTTTCAACAAACGAGTTAAAGTTATAGATACCTCTAGGGTTGGGATTACCAATAGTTGAAGTATAATCGTCAATAACTTTAATACCGTATTTAGTATTAAAATCATCTAACGACCATTTAACAATATCGGTATCTTTCTTATCGGGATCACTATAGTTATCCACGTTCTTAACCCACAAGTCAATGATAAGACTATGACCTTCATCACAGATAAGATTATCAGTCATGTTCTCAACAGTAAAGTGTTTGACCATAACAGGGTTCTTAACTACTGGACCCGGTACAGCACCGGATGTAATAGACTTAGCATAGATACCCATAGCCCAAGAGTTATTATCAGCCATGACCATTAGATCGTGGTTGTATCGACCAAGGATAATACACTGACCAGCCACAGTACCAAGACAGAAGTAGCTACTAGTATGCACTAAGTCTGATCCAAAGATACCTTTACAGGCACTAGCAGGATCATTTGTACAAGCACTACCACACGTAATCTCAGCAGCAAGGTTAGTACCGTTAGAGGCTGAAAGATCTACACTATTAGAGCAGAAGTAGGGCCACCATTGGACTTCAGACATACGACACGTACAGTTAGCTCTACAATAATTACAAGAAGCGGTAGTACAATCAGCGCATCCTGAGCCATTAGCTAAGACACCGCAGCAGTTAACACCACATACAGTAAGATCTGAAGAACACTGATAGTTGTCTTCTGAAGCAAGAACCTTCCTACATTTATTATACTGAATTTGACCCGCCACAGAGCCATTAGCAGCCCTTGTAAGCGTATCACCACAGATAATGTCTCCAGACGAATCGACTAATAAAGACCCCTTGATGCCATCTACGCAAGCTGAGGTGAAGTCCACATTCTCAATCAAAAGCCTACAGTTAGAACCAGTAGATTTTAAACACTGGTTTACTGATGCGCCGTTGAAGCTGGTGTAGACCGTAAGATCCTTAACGTGTAACGCAAAGGAATCCCACGCCATATCTACCTTATCGGAACCCGGAGGGAACCATAAGATAGTCTTACTCTTACTATCTGGGTTTTTTGATTTAATAACTAAACTCTTTTTCTGGAGAGCATTTCGGCACCAGTTAGCACCCTCAGTATACGTCAAGGTTTCAGAATCCTTGGCATTAGGCCAATGGTATTTACGAGGCGATGATGTCGTACCGGGGTTGAGGATGATCTCAGCGTCGTGTCTAGCAGCCTCTGCGCTTCCTGTGTTAAGCAATGCAAACGCGGCTGCAACCGTAGTCACATCTGCTGTACCTCCAGATACTTCACTAGAAGTACCCACAACCACCTGTACGGGGGCTGGGTTGTAGTTAAACCAGAATGACTCGTAGCCATTAAATAGAATATTCTGTTGGCTAGTTGCACCAAAGATATATCTATTTTTATTATAGAAAACTTTAGCTCCACTAGAGTTATAATAATTAAACCCGGTCGAAGCAAGATTCCATTTAGTACTAGACCCAATAGCTGGGAACTTATTTTTGTAGAAAAGATCGTTAGCCCCTCGTAATAACTCAGGACCATCAGGAACCGTTTCAGGCCACACTGCTTTACTTAAGGGGAAGTCTTCACCTGAGATTGGACCCCAGTTCTTGTACTCACCCTCAGTTCTACCTCCAGAGGTTTCTCCGCTAAGGAGAACTTCAGCATTACCCGTAGGGGGTTCTCCGTAAAGAAGCCTACTTGTTCCAACTCCCAGACCATCAGCACGAGACTTGGCTTTAATTCTAGCCCTAACTTCATGAACACCACTAGTTAAAGCGTCTGTCTCAACTCTAACGGTATATTCTTCTAACGAATCTAAAAGATTTCCGTTATCATCTCGTTTAACCTTAGCTACGCTAGTTTCTTTAGGATGTTTATACTCTCTATCAAGAGTGGCGACACCATCACCAGAAGTAGCACCATCAAGATAGAATTTAACTGACTCGATACCGTCCATGTGAGCAGCAGACACAGTTAAGTAAAATCCTAATTGAGTTTCATCAAGATCTAAATACTCGTTTGCATAGTTCTTAAACGGCAATTCTGTCCATCTAGCCATAACCTGTGGTTTGCCTTTAGCAACTAAATTAAAGTCATGTTTTGGATCAGTATGATACCACGTATCTTCGTTCCAGTTTTGAGCAGAAACTGCTTTAATGGTAGGAACATCGTTAGCTTCATCGACCCTATCAAGATAAGAACTAGTAGTTCCTGTAACATCAGGAACAAGTTTAATTTCTCGGGTTATAGTAGAAGCATCTACTCCTTGAATACCTGCAAAATTCGGATTTTGAGCAGAACTGCTGAAATCTTCAGTATGAGAATTAAGCAAAACAATATGTTTAAGATCTTCTGTTCTATTTTTAAATTGCCAGAAGAAAGACCCGCAACTATCGTAGTAAATATTATAAACAGAATTAGGATCATTAGCGTATTGTTTAATAGTATCTTCTAAGTTTTCTGCTGCATTAAGGCAGTTAGGAACACTTTGGATAATACCAGCTAATTTAAAATCTGTGGGATAATCTCTGTCGTATCGACTACAAGGACCACCTGCGTCAGCCACGTACCACACCTCTACTGTATAAGTATGAGGACGCATAGGCATAAGCATAGCTCCGGCAGCTTCTGCAACAAAATTACCAGAAACATCAATATAACTATTACATCTTTGAGCTACATTTCCGTTAGCAATCCAAGGGTTACAGAAAACACAAGTACCCGTATCTTCACAGTTTGTGCCTGTTTGTTTGTAAACTCCTGTATCACCAATAGCTGATTTAACGATACCTCTTTCAGTTTGTGAATCTTTAACGTATTCGTGGTCAAGCCTAAAATAACATTGAGCAAACGAAGCATCAACGTTTTCGGTACAATCGTCAGTTGAGAAATCATAACAGAACTTGTATACTGACCGGACTTGAGTAGACCACAATCTAAGATAAGTAACGTTTATATAACTCGGGCCATCAGGATTATTATTCCACCAACCTGTAGTAGAGTCACTTAAGAAGTCATAAGCATCTTGCCTAAAAGTAGAGTTTTCTAATAACTCATGTTTACAGTAAGTAGCTGCATACCAAGTAGAGTCTAATTTAGTAAAGTCAACCGCTACTTTGTCTTTTTCGTCAGTGTCCTTCATAGCCTTAGCAATTTCAGTAAGCTCAAATCCGTTATTTAATAACGTAGATGTGTCTTCTGTAGCTGAAATAGTGTAGTTACCGTTTGTAGTTAGAATACTAGACGAGTCAGAAACTTCGCCATTAACTACGTTAAAGCCAATTAACTTATTAAATTGATTAGTTCGTTTAAACTTTAAGTTATTGTTAGTTAATTTAAGAGTAGTATAAACACCTTTAGCTAAAACAGGAGGGCTTGCAGATACGTCAGCAAAATCGCAATCTCCACACTCTCCGTTTACATTACTGTTACAAAATTGAAGTTGTTTAATTGCAATTTTTTCATTAACAGGTTGCCTAGCTAATATACCTTGGTTACTAAAACTTTTAATAAAACAAGCTTTAACTTTATCAAAAGTAATTGGCATATTTCCTAAAATATAATAATCTTGGCTCCAAGTAGAATATTCTATTTCTTCAAATCCTGTTTGGTTGGAGAGTTCTCCGCAAAGACCATATTCAATTTGTTGGTTATAAGGTGCGCTTAAACCAAACGTAATACCATCTTGAAGAGTTCCAGTAGAATCATAAGCTTCAAATGTAAACTCTTTAACTACTTCTCCGCCGCCGCAGGTAGGAGGAATAAACGCTGGACATCCTCCGTTTACACAAGTTAAATAATTGTTGTTTACACAACCAGCATCAACAAAACAACCACACTCATCGATTTCTGTTTTACTTAAACAAGGACAATCTATGTTGTTAATAACTGGACTCCAACAAAGAGAATCGTGAGTTCCTAATTTAGACATACATTGATCAAAGGTAATAAATTCAGGAGTTCCTCTTGGACAATCGCAGCAGTTATATATACTACTTCCTGAGCATCTTTCACACGAAATACCATATTGTTGACAATCAGCGCAACACTCTGCGGCAGGAACATTTTCAGAGGGACAGTCAGTACACTGTTTATCGTTAAACGTACCTCCAATTCCCTGACAGCAAGCACATATTTGTTCTAATAGTGATTTTGTTAAGGGCGAAATATCGCCACAGCCGTCTCCAACTGGAAGTCTATTTACGCAATCACAGATATCGCAAACACAACTATCAGGGCCAATTGTACCAATGCTGCCTTCGCAATCAAAAGTATCATCAATACCTTGACATCCTAA